CTAGTTAAACCACCAATCATGTGTATCAAGCCAAAACCATAGAAACCTGTTCCAGGTAAAAATTTAAATTGTACAAAGTAATTTATTTTTTTCATTAACTTATCGCCTTCTGCATAATTTCTTCTAATCGATAAAATTTTATTATTAGATTCTGCAATCGTTACAATGTATGGAATTTTAATTCCTGTTTCTTCGCCGTCAGGAGATGTATCTTCATAACCTTCTAGATCTAGATTTACATGCATTTCTAAAAGTGTGTATTGATCCTCTTGACCATCTTTTGAAATTCCTTCTAGTTCTAATTTTTTATCTTCTAATTGATTTTGAGTAACAGGAGGTTGTCCTAATTCTATATCTCTATAAAATCCTGCAACCTGTTGTTTTCTTAATTCATTTTCAGACATTTTAATTACATGCACGATTGCTTCTGCATCATCTAATGAATTTGCAGAGTATGGTACAATTAAATCATCTGCCGGTACAAATTTAGAAACGGCTCTACCTAAAAGTTCGTCATAGTAAACTTTCTTAAAGGTAGAACCGGAGAGGGGTAAATAGAAAAGCATTTGATCAAACTCTGGCTCATACTCTTTCATCTGATCCATTATTTGATAGTTCATAAAATCTTTTACTCTGTGTGATTGATCTTGTTTTTCTGGAGTGATCGCTCCCATAATTTGAGTTCTGACTGGTCCGTCAGCTGGTAATAATTCTTTGTAAGCTTGTGCTTGAAACTGTGTGACTGCTTCTGCTAATACAGGATGATTGACACCTGATGCACCTCTAAAAGGTTCTGTTCTTCTTTCGTATTTAAAACCTAAAAGTTCCAAACCTTCTCTGTATGATTGTTCCCAATCTCCACGAGATTCTTTGTACTCTCGGTATTGTTCAAATAATTTTGTACCTAATGAATCCAAAGCCTGATCGCTTAAACTCTCAGCTAAATTTGCATTGTGATTGGATTGCATAGATGGATCTATAGCGTTTGGATCAAAAGAAACTTCTGCTCCACCTTCTTCATCCATCGTTACTGCTACATCTTCTGATGTTTGAACAATATCCTCGTTAGGTGTTTCTACTTCTGTTACTTCTGTTTCTCTAAATTCTGCATCGCTTACCGTTTGATTAGGTAAAGCATCATCGATTAATGAGGGTTTGTCTGCCATGATTATCCTTTTAATTTAAACATTGTTGCTAGTCCACCTTTTTTATAATCTTGTCTTCCTCTACCAGTTTTATTACTTACTGGACCACCAGTTGTTGCACCTACACCAAATCCTAAATTCCCTGCTCCTATAGCATCACCACTATAAGACTGTTGACCATCACTGCCTCTTCCATAATTAGTCGCTCCATATTGTGCTGCTCTAGCTGCTTCTTCTGCTGCTTTTTTGGCTGCCTCTGCTTTTCTTTTTTCTTCTGCAGCTTTAATTTGTGCGTCTAGTCTATTTTTAACATCTAGTTGTTTTTTTCTAAAATTAAATTTTGTTCTCATCATTTTAGTCATGTCGTTTGCTTTCTTTGCATTAGTTCCAACAAACATTCCTGTTTCTTCATCAAACTCTACACCATATTTATCTGCTAATCTTCCTGATAAACTTTCTGATAAACTAGCAAAATCTTTTCCAACTGCTTCTGCATAATTACCACCTCCAAAAAGACCAGCTGATCTAACATTTAAACCAAATGGATCTTTTGCTCCACCTGTTGTATTTTCACCAAATACTGTTGGACCTGTATAACCCATTTGTGATTGAGTAAATATTTGATCTCCTAAAGACATATTATAATAATTGTCAGGCAACATCATTGCAATTCCAGCTCCGATTCCCAATGGTAAACCTGCCGATGCTCTGGTGTCTACTTGACCTGTTCTAATCATTTTACCAATGTCTCTTTGTCCACCACCTGTAAATTGATTTATAAAAGATTGAACTTTGTTTGGATTAGTTAATCTGTTTTGTCTTTGTTGAGTAGCAGTCATAAAGTCTCCTATCAAACCTGATCCTTGACCTGCTCCACTACCAATTGCTACAGGAATTCCTCCACCTCCACCACCCTGTTGAAACTGATTTATGTTTTGATTTATAATTCCTTGCACACCTGATGAAGTTGAAGATGTGGATGGTGTTGTAGAAGTTGTTGCCGATGAAGGTGTTGATCCTTGATAACCAAACAACGCCAAGTAATCATTCATGTTCGGAAACTGTTGTTGTAAAACTGGACTACCTTTGTAGGTGTTAATATAGTTTGAAAAGTCTATCGCCATTAATAATACGTTCTCTCTGTTCTTGGTAATGTATCTTCTTTTTCATCTTCAGGATGCACTATAAACCCTCCCTGTCTAAAACGCATTACCGCTTGTGTTGTGCTGTCCACCAAATCATCATGATCTCCATAAGGAAATGATGCACACTCTTCAATCACCTCTTCAGCGAATTTATCTTCAGTCGCCCAAATAACGCCACTCTCGAATAGCGGAGCGACGGCATTGACCCTCGCATGTTTATCGTTACCTTTTGAGGGAGTGTAGTTTATAACAGGTATGCCCATTTTTCGCAACTCATAAGTGAGTGGTAGACCAGAGGCTTTACTTTCCACGATCACCGTTTCTGGATTCCAATATCGATATTGTTCCCAAGCTTCTTTCTTCAAATCAGGAAACTCTAATCGTTCCTTAAATGCATCTAACAATATCAAATTTGCAGGTGAATCTTGGTCTGGGTAAAATACTCCCCAAGTCGTTATTGCACTGTAATCAGCTGTCTCCTTTTTTAAAAATGCCGTGTCATAACTTTGAATGATATGTTGCAATGGTGGGATATAACCTTTGTCCCAAATCCTCCACCACTCTCGTTTGATTAAAGATCCTTCTTCAGCTGTTGGGTTCTGCATCCATTGTGCATTCCATTTACCCACGCTCAACGATGCTTTAACAGATTCTAACTCATCGAGTTTCCAATACTGCGGCCACACAGGTTTACCCGATGGCATGATTGCAGGAAACTCTATAACTTCCCATTGATCTGATTTTAATTCTTTTTGAGAACGAAGTAACATTCCTGTTAGATCTTTCATGTTCCATCTTGTCATAACCACGACGATCGCTCCACCTGGTTGTAAACGTTGTCGTGGACCTGATGTGTACCATTCATAAGCACGCTCCAGTGCTTGTTGATTCATAGCGTCTTGCTCGGAGTGTGGATCGTCGATAATTAAAAGGTCTGCACCTCTACCTGTTATCGCAGATCCCACACCAGCCGCATAGTACTCACCTCCTTGCTCGGTCTCCCATTTACCAGCTGCTTGAGAATCTTCTCTTAACTTTGTTTTAAATACTTGTTGATACTCTGGACTATCAATTAAATTTTTTGCTTTACGACCAAACCTGATTGCTAGTTCGGTGGTGTGTGTTGTTTGAATAATTTTAAGATCAGGCTTTCGTCCTACCATCCAAGAGGGAAGTAGGTAGGACGCAAACTCTGACTTTGTATGTCTGGGTGGCATATTGATGATAAGTCTTTTTATTTTTCCGAGAGCTAACCTATTAAACTTATCAGCAATTTCTTTGTGATGTTTGCCTTCGATGAACTCTGGCCAGACATGTTTTACAAAGCTTAAGAAATCTTTTTGTACAGAATTTTGTTTTTTCTTTTCGTCGTATTTGATTGCGTATTTTAGAAATTCTTTCTTCGCATCAGGTGGAAGTTTGTCAATTAATTCTTGCTTCATCTTTTTTTACCTTCACGGCATTTGCCGTCGTGCACATACAGTAGGTGTATTATAGATTTAAATCTCTTATTTCGCAACCCTCTAGAAATAGCATATCCTTTCTTATTTCCAGATAATCTAAAATTTTCAGTCTTAACTTCCCAACATTTAGTTTCACCCGTGTCGGGGTCAAAGGTAATTAAATCAACCACACCGTTAGTTTGACAGGAATCAAAAACATCTAGACCTTTTTCCATTAAATAACAAATGGCGACCTTCTCACTATAGCATCCTTTTCGGTTCTTTTTCATAACCCCTTTTGAAAAAAATTTTTGCAAAATTTTTTACAGCCTGCAATATATATGAAAACGAAATTATCCCATATCTATTTCTAAATCAAACACTATATACCTATATATATAACATCCTTTTGCTTTTAGGGTTGTTATCTTTTCTTTTTTATTTCTATATTCTAATTGCTTTGGTACCTCTATTAATTAATAAGGGGCTACGCACTCTGAATATATCTAGATAAATAGTATGCCTACGGCATACTTTTAATGTGTCGAAAATCGACACAACCCACGAGCGAATCGTGGGTTGTGGCTTGTGTTTAATTTGAAATTTTTTCGATTTGTATTTCTTTATTTTTTAAAGTGGCTTTTTTATATAATTTATCATCAATATATAAATGATAGGTTCTCGTTCCGTCTTCGTTTTTTCGGTGGGTCGTTCTAACTTTTGCGAACTCGTGCGAGTTACTCGCACTAGTTCCGATTAATATTTCTGTTAATCCGTCCCTTTTTACTCCGTATGATTTACCACTTTTATAAATACAAGCCGTGATTTTATTCCATATAGGATAACTAAACGCCATTTTTTTTAATCCCCCTTTTTAATTTATTAACAGACTTTTTATATTCTTTTTGTGGTTCATTAATTCCGAAAATATCGCCTAACTTTTTTATTGTTTTAGGGTCGTCTAATTTTTCAAAATTAATCGCCTTTTGAAATCCAAAAGGGTCATTTATTTTTATTTTCATTTTTTCTTTCTCCTTTATTTGTTATCGACAATAATAGTTTCAAAACGAAATTTTTTCAAGTTCCAATAATCCTTGATTTGCTTTCTTGCTTGGTCATTGATTAAATCCATTTTGCAAAATTCCAAACTTTCTTTTTCGGAATGCCCTTGCGCCTCCATTCTTACAATAGAGGCCTTATCGATTGCATAAGTTTTAAAAATTGTTTTATTCATTTTTTTAATCCTTTCTATTTGTTTATTCATTTTTATTCACATGGATTATAGCCATACTTTGTTGCGTGATCTATGTCCTCTTGTGTTAATTTAGATTCAAAATATTCTGATGGATTATCTTTTATATATTTAATTTGTTCTTCACACTCAACTAATAATCCATCCATATCTTCATAATCTAAATTATTTTTTTCAATATAATCATCTATAATATCTTTTATAGCATTGTCTTTTAGATATTTATTTGTAGTTTTATTCATCTTTTATCTCCTTTCTTTTTTATTTGTAATTCGTAATCGAATCACTTATAGGAATTTACAGGAAAAAATTTAAAAATCAAATGAATAAAAAAAGCTTATATAATCAATTTTTTATTTCGGCTGCCGTTGAGCTGCCAAAGGACCAATTGACCGGATTAGGTCCCAAAATTTTGGCTGCCTTTGAGCTGCCATTGGCTCAAAGCTTTAAACCAAACCACGACCCACGAACCGAAAATAGATCTTTAAATTTACAGATCTATAGATCTATATTTTTTAATTTTATAAATAATGTACAGGCGACAAGCGATAGAGTACAAGCGAAGAACTCACAAGCGAAACAAGATGCGTTGATTAATTTTTTTTATAGTTAATCAACAAGCGATTAATCTCGTCCCAATCATCATTAACGAGGGAAGGTGTATCTCGATAGTCTTCCATCAATCCATAAATACTTTTGCTCTCATAAAGTTTTATGGAGCGAGGAACGTCTGTTCCGAGCAAGATAAAATTCCGTTTTGGTCGAGTGATATGAAATAATTTTTGATGTGGAGAAAATGTGATTTTATGGGAATGAGCAACCTTTAACTCAACCATGAAAAATCCACAATTATCGTGGTATCCCAATAAATCAGGTGTACCAAAAGATGACCAACTTTCTAATCTTGTCCACCTAATTTGAGGTGTTTTTTTGGACAAAAGTTTCCAAAGTTTAGTCTCCTTTTTCATAGTACAAAGACTTATTTTAAAAACAAAAAAATTACAAGGTAGTTGAGGTCGTGGAGGTGTTGAAATCTTAATGTGCGTTGAGATATGGAAGAGTTTTTTTAAGAAAACCCTCCCAAAATTGATATTTGGGAGGGAAAAGGAGTTTTATTGACTTTCTTGATTTTCTGCCTTTTCAAGAATTAGTCTTTGCATTTCTGCAAGTTCTCCAAAAGTAGTATCTAAAGAAATATCTATATCTTCTCCAAATACTTTTTTGAAAGATTGTTTAAAGTGTTCTTCAGTATTAAAGTCTTTTAGTTTCATATTGTCTCCTTTATTGGTTCTAACATATCAACCTCTACACCCTCTGATATGTACTCAAGAGGTTTAAACCTAATGCCCTCTTTAAGTCTGTAAGTTATTTCATTACCTTTTTTATCTTCTTTAATATATCCGTCTTCATCAACAAGATAAAAAGTAATATCAGAAACTCCAACAAAATAATTTTTCATATTGTTTCCCTTTTCATTATGTCTTCGTCTTTCATATAACCTATTCTCATAAACTTTTGAGGTTGTATCCATTTAAACCAATCAATCATTGATGGAATAAAACCCAAGTCTTCTTTGATATGTCGTTCTGCAATTAATCTTACAGGAACTTTTTTACCATCAGAATTGGTTATAGTTGTGCCAAACTTTTCCTCACAAGCAAAGCAACCCTCTGCGTGGTGTCTCAATGCTCTATGTCTAAAGTCAGGCATTATTTTTTTACTTTCATCAAACCAATCGTGGATTGCTTGATAGTCTTCTGCTTTACCTCCAAAGTGTTTGGCAGAAGAAACAGAGTGATGATAACAATTTGCCATATTAAAATCCCTCGTTTTCATGTTGTTCAATGAAAGTAGTATATGAATGGTGTATCTCATTATCTTTTGAGTTCCACTCAATATTACCACTCTGACCCTCGTTAATTTCCCAACCACCATGATTATCTGCAAGTAAATCATAACAAAAGTCTTCAATATAATCTTTTAAAGATTTATGATCTGTTGTTTCCTCACTTTCAAAAGTAGTATTATTCCACCTTTTCCAAGTGCCAACATCAATACTTGCATTCAACTTTTTAGGTTCATAAGAAATTTCGTGTATTTCTCCACTATCTCCACTCCCTGCGTATTCAACATAAAAAGATTTAACTTTTAACTCTTTAAGTTTATTTTTAAATCTTTCTGCTTTTTTAGGAAAGTTGTCTGCTTTCTCCTTTCTTTCTCTCATATACTTTGTATGAAAGTCTTCTTTTATTTCTTCTATTTTACTCATTTTTCATTCTCCTTTTTATTATTTATGCAACTTGCATATCTTCAGTTAATACTAGAACATCTTCATTAAGTTCAACAATATGAAACGAATAGTTTTTATTGTCTTCATTTAATAAATTTAATGCCACTAGTTTTTTATTTGCTAACGCCAAATTATCACTTGCTTGTTCAACAATATAACTAGGTTTTATTGTTGAATTTTTAATGTGAAATTTTTTAATTATTAAATATGTCATTTTATTCCAACCTCCTTTCTTACTTTTGCCCAACTACCAAAATAATATTTTCCATTGTCTTCAAAAATACTTTTTTTAATTGTTGGATATTTATTTACTATTTTATCATCACAACGCCAACACAAAGATAATTTTACTAATTCTCTATGTGGGTCTAATTGTAATTTTATATAATTAATTAAAGATTTTGTATTTTTTAAACAATCTTTTGTAATAAAACTTAAATCAAAAATGTCTTGTGGTTCTTTATGTTCATCTTCAAAAGTTGCAATTACATTAATTGATAAATTTTTTACAAACATAGTCTCTAAAAAATATTTTGTATTTACCAAACTCATTACTCATTCTCCTTTCTTGCTTTATTGATTGCGTCTTGAAATTCAGACAAAGTTTTAAATTTTCTTTTACCACCTCGTCCAAAACCTACATCTTGATTAACCTCAATAGATTTTAATGAAACTCTATTATAATGTCTTGCGTCATTATAATTAGTTTCAAAATCAAAAATATATAAATACTCAATGTCTCCTCCAAGTTGGTCATCAATTCTATAATTACCATCTTGATTTAAAAGTTTTTCAGTAAATTTGGCAATATCAAAATTTCTTTTATCTTCTCCATCATGAAAAAGAAAATAACATGATTTTAAATCATCATGTAAATCTTGTCCTGCTCCTGTTAAATAACCATCACAATGACGATAAAGTAAAATATTAGTTTTACCATTTTTAATTATTATATTTGATCTTGTACTCATTTTTTATTCTCCTCCCATTTTTTATTTAATTTAATAAATGCTTTGCAAGTTTCTAATAAACCTTTCATATGTTTTTTTTTAGGTTTATATCCCTCGTCCCATCTATCATATATGGAATTAGCATAATGATGAAAATCTTCTGCTAAAATTCCAAATCCCTCATAACCTTTTTCTTTTTGTTTCATATTTTCCTTTCTAAAAACAATGTACGCAATAATCCTCATTTCTACAAGATATTTCGTCCATCTTCATTCTTTGTTTACACGACCTACAATACCCTTTTGGTGCTATTTCTTTAACATCTAGTTTCACACCTTTTGGGTCTATGTTCCATATCTTCTCGTAAATGTGATAATGTATTATTTTTTCAAGTTCCATTTCAGTTTCTTTTTTATCTGCATGGGTACACTCAAAATTTATTTTTATTTTTAGTCTTTTCATAATTTATCCACTATTGATTTGACCATTTTTATTTCTTTTCTTATGTCTTTTGAAATAGATGGATGCATTGAGTGTCTTCTTAAATCTTTATGCAAATCATCTAAATGACCATCTTTCAAAAAATAAATTAAATAATCTTTTTGATTTTTTGTTAGTTCTATTTTCATATTTTCTCCTACGATAAAGTTGGAATAATTCTATTAGGAAAATTAGTTGAGATTGCCCCTCCATCATTTCCCTCATCATCTTGTTGAGGTGTCAACCAAGTTCCATTTTCTAAAAGAATTTGTATTGGTCTACTATC